CTGACTGGCACTGTACCGAGTGTAACGGATAACTACTTCGCTACTGTGTGGTACGGGTTCTCGTGCTCCACGACCCCGCAGACCGCCACAACATGGCCAGCGCTTAAGGCGCTGTCGGTAGCCTCCGCCTCGGGGGTGACTATTACAAACCGCCTCACCGCGTGGGGTCGGTGGTACTAAGGAGATAACATGGCACGTAAATCTGGCTCCCTAGCGGATCTGGAGGTACTGCACGCACTGGTAACTAAGTCGTACTCGACCCGCATTACTGAGGACTTGGCTGATGGTATCCCAACGGATGCTGCCACCCTGTCCGGTGCTGCTAAGTTCCTCAAGGACAACGCAATAACTGCTGACCCAGCAGACAAGCAAGACCTCAAGGGTCTACAAGCTCAGCTCAAGGCTGCTGCCGAGGAACGCTCCAAGCGCGCCGGTAAGGTACTTGAGTTGGTTAAGAATGACGAGAAGGAGGCACTTGGCTAATGGAACAGGCACTTAGATTCGCACACGCTGAGGCAGTAGCGGAGAACTACCTAAACTTTGTAGACTTCGCAGTGGACGGCATGTCGTTTCTAGGCTTCCCACTAACCAAGATGCAAGCAGACATTGCAGAGTACATGCAGTATGGTGCTCGATTACGCATGGTGATGGCCCAGCGCGGGGAGGCTAAGTCCACCCTTGCAGCCCTCTATGCAGTGTGGCGCATCATCCAACGCCCTACGACTCGGGTATTGATCGTATCCGCAGGCGAAGTACAGGCGTCGGAAGTTGCGACATTGATCGTACGTATCATCACTACATGGGACATTCTGGAGTATCTGCGCCCAGACAGACAAGCAGGGGACCGCTCAAGCATCTCCGCGTTCGACGTGCACTATACGCTCAAGGGTATCGACAAATCACCGTCGGTAGCCTGTGTCGGGATTACGGCCAACCTACCCGGTAAACGGGCAGACTTGCTGATCCCGGACGACATCGAATCTCCGAAGAACGCTATGACTTCGACCGAAAGGAACAAGCTCAAGCACCTATCTAAAGAGTTCTCGTCGATCTGTACGCACGGCGACATCTTGTACTTGGGCACACCTCAGACTAAGGACAGCATCTACAACTCCCTACCGGGTCGAGGCTTCCAAGTCCGCATCTGGCCGGGACGTTTCCCAACGCCAGAAGAGGTAGAGAAGTATGGAAGCCGACTGGCACCGTTCCTTGCGGAGCGCATTCAAGCCGACCCGTCCCTGCAAACAGGAGGCGGCATCGACGGAACCAGAGGCCAACCCTCTGACCCACATCGGTACACCGAAGACGACCTCATTGAGAAAGAACTGGACAAAGGCCCTGAAGACTTTAGTCTCCAGCACATGCTCGACACCAGCCTCTCCGACGAAGCCCGTCAACAGCTGAAGCTCAGCGACCTCATGGTTGCGAACTTCGACTACGAGTCCGTCCCTGAGATCCTCCCGTACCGTGCAGATGTGAAGTACCTAGCGCCCCAAGTGGGTGTGCCGGACTTCCCTGTAGCCATGGCGAGCATGTACCACCCTGTATCAGTAGAGTGCGCTTTCGTAAAGCCCCTGCTGCGCATGATGTACATCGACCCGGCTGGAGGCGGTGCGGATGAGATGGGGTACGGCATCAGTACTGCGGTAGGCTCTTACATCCACTCGCTTGACGTGGGCGGTATTAAGGGCGGGCTCACTGAGGCCAACGGCATCAAGCTGTGCAAGCTCATGAAGCACTACACAGTCACCATCGTACAGGTAGAGAGCAACATGGGCCACGGCCTGTTTGAGATCAACCTGCGCGCTATGCTGGACAAGCTCAAGCTCGGCTTCGTGTCTGAGACTGGCGACCACTACCCTGCCGATCCTTGGTATGGGTGTGTGGGCGTCATTGGTGAGTACAGCACAGGGCAGAAAGAGAAGCGCATCATTGACTCCGTAGTGAGTGCCATGCAGCGCCACCGGGTGATCCTGCACAAGCAGGTGTTCATCAGTGACGTGGAGTACGGTAAGCAGCACGGGGCCGACAAGCGCAACAACTACTCCCTGTTCCAGCAGATCAGCGCAATCACCACCGACAGGAACTCTCTGGCACATGACGACAGGATTGAGGCTTGGGCTGGCAGTGTACGCTACTGGAAGGCTGTGCTAGCTGTAGACGAGCACAAGGCAGCTGAGAAGCGCCGGGAGCAGGACGCACGTACATTCATGGACAACCCTATGGGCTACGAGGACGCACCTAAGCGCCTTAAAGGAACCCGGAACAGCATTCAACGACGGAGACGCTAGTATGAACCTGATGCAGCATGTGGCGGAAGACGCCGGTACAATTGGTAACGGCACCGCCTCTGCTGCGGTAGTCGGTGTTAGCTTCGCTGGCATCGGCCTGCCTGACTGGGTGGCGATCATCTCGGGGGTNTACTTCCTGATCTCGACCGTNTTCCTCGTAATGAAAGTCGCCGCTTGGCGCAAGGACCGTAATGCTAAAACAAAGACTACTGGCGATGGGGCTGACTAGCGCCCTCGCTGTTGGTGCCTCGTACGTCGCTCTGAAGGAGGGTGTCTCGTACACCCCGTACCTTGATGGTGGCGGTGTGAAGACGTGGTGCTACGGTCAGACCGTTGGCCCTGTGAAGTCACGCTACACCGTGCAGGAGTGCGATACAGACCTCGTGCAGATGTATCTGGAGTACCACAAGGCCATTGAGCTGTACGTGCCTGAGAGCGCCCCTGCAAGCGTCCATGCTGCCTTTACATCCCTCGCAATCAACACAGGCAAGTCCGGCTGGGTTAACGCCCGGTTCACGGCGCCTCTCGCTAAGCGGGATTGGCTCACCGCCTGTAATGCTATTGAGGCGCCATGGAAAGGCAAGCTAGGCGTTGCCAAGGGGTACAAGGCTACGATCCAAGGAGTGCCCTCCAAGGGCCTTGAGAACCGTCGCCGGGACGATGCAGCGTACTGCCGGAGTGGTCTATGATCCCCGTCTCGCTGTACGCGAAGTTCGGTGCTGTGTTCCTGCTCGTGGTGGTCCTCGTCTGGGCTGTCCCTGCTGCGCTCCACGGTCGAGCTGAAGCTACCCGCTACAAAGGCCTGTACGAAACAGAGCAGGGCCTTCTGGTGCAGGCTCAGGCCCGTACAGCGCTTATACAGAAGCAGGTGCAGTCCGCCGTGGTAGCCGCTAATGCTGCCCGTGCACAACTGAAGGAGGTGCTCGATGCGAGCCCTGAAGTTCGCGATGCTGCTACTCCTGNGCCTGTCCGTGNCAGCCTGTGCGCAACGCTCCGCTGTAAATGACCCCGTAGCATGCGTTCATCCTTTGATCGACGCAGGCACGTACGGAGGGCTCACACAGGGCCTTCTGGATTACCACGCAGCGCTTGAGCTGTGCAACTCACTTAATGGAGTATCCCATGTCGATTGAATCCCAAACCCCAGCTGTGCAGCTCGACCTGCGCCAGAAGTGCGCTATCGCCTCCAAGGCCCTACAGACGTTCGCACAGGACGCCACCGTACGTACCGCAGCTCAGGCTGTTGGTATTGACGCAGCCCTTGTAGCGCTTCAGACGGCCCTCGTAGCAGCAGGTGCTGGCCCTGTGTTGCCTGCCACTCAGGTGATCGTGAGTAACGGTGCCACCGTGAACGTGGAGAACTCCGCAGGTGCACTCGACTCCCCAGCTACTGCTGTGGTTGCCGGTGGTGTGCTGACCGGTGTGAACCTCGGCGCCACCAAGACCATCGTTACCCACGCAGACAGCATCAACGTAGAGAACTCGGCTGGTGCCTTGGACTCTCCTGCAACTGCTGTAGTGGCTGCTGGTGTGATCTCTGGCGTTAACCTTGCTGCTACTAAGACCATCCTGACTAACGCCCTGAAGTTCTCTGGTGTAACCATCACTGGTTCCGGCACCTTCTTCACTCCTACGGTTGCTGCTGGTGTCCTCACCGGTGGTGTACTGTCCGCTTCCTAATCCAACTACTAACCCACTAAAGGAATAAACATCATGGCTTCTATCACTACCTCTACCGTCGTTGAAGTTGCTGCACTGCTGGACGCTACCCGTAAGGCTGCACTGGACATCCAGAAGCTGGGTCAGGGTAAGTACACCATCGCTGAGATCGGTGTAGCCCGTGCNGCTGAGATNGACGCTAACCTTGCTGCCCTGAAGGTTGCACTGGATGCNGTCGTAGCTTAAGGCTANANCNACCAACCNTAGAGTGATCCTCGGTGCCTTCGGGTACTGGGGAGAGTTCTACACGTCTGGAGTAAAGCCTGTGCGTACAACCC